GGAAGAAGAGTTAAAAAATGTAGCTTATAACGATGAATTTTTTATTGAAGGAGTTTTAAACTATCAATTAGTACCTATGATGACACGTTTAGGTATATTTCCTGAAGGTGTTAAGATAACGGTTAAAGCTGAAGATGATTTAAGTTTAATTGAACAATCTAAAATTGATATTGAATTAATTAAGACTGGTAAATATAAATTTACTCCTGAATATTTAGAAGAAAAATATGGAAGTGAAGCTATTGAAATTGCAACACCAGAAACAACAAGCGTAAAGGCTGTTAAAAATTCATTAGAACGTTATTATAAATAATGTGTAAATTCTGCGACATAGTTAATGTAGATAAGATTCACTTGTTTACAGAAGAAGAAATTGATGCTTATTTATATGGCGTTTTTTCAGGTCGTATATCAATTAATAACTTAGATATAGCAAGTTATACTAAAGTAGCTGAAAAGCTAACTAATGGTGTATTTAATGGCTTTGGTAAATCAATTTCAGATGTAGATTATGATACGCCTGACTATAAAATGTTATTAGATTTAAGAGAAAACGTTTATATATTTTCAGGAGCTAAACAATATCAGCAAGTTAGAGATTTAAGCAGTATGTTAACAGATGAAAAAGGGGTTAAACCGTTTAATGTGTTTAAAAAAGAAGCTACTGCAACATTTAAAGATTATAATGTAAATTATTTACAAACAGAATATAATAGTGCTATTGCACAAAGCCGTTCAGCTTCTATGTGGATGGAAATTGAAAGTTTAAAAAAAGAGTTTCCACAATTACAATATGATACAGTAGGAGATGGCAGAGTAAGACCCCAACACGCTAGATTAGATGGTATTATTAGACCTGTTAACGATATATTCTGGTCTAAATATTTTCCTCCTAATGATTGGAATTGTAGATGTTCTGTTATTCAAACTGTTGGTGGTGTAGATACTCCTAGAGAAAATATACCTAAATTTAATAAAGATGAAGTACCAGAGATATTTAGATTTAATGCTGGTAAAGAAAGAATTGTATTTAGTGAAAAGCATCCATATTTTAAAATAGAAGCCAGAGATGTAGAATTAGCTAAAAGAAACTTTGATTTACCGCTACCTAAATGATAAATAATTTAATAAATAAAGGTAATGTAAATGAACAGTTAAAGTATTCTCATGGCTATTTTAGCTATAATTTGTTACCTAGAAATGATAAATATTACTGTACCCTTTTTTTTATCTATTATAATTAGTATTTTTGTTAAATGAAAACCCAAGATTTAAGACCTAAAAATAAAGTAGAAGTAGATGTTTCAGATAAACTGAAAGTATTTAACAGTCTATTTGAGGTTATTAAAGGAATTGATGGTGAAGATGGAAAAGACGGTAAAGACGGTAAAGATGGTAGAAATGGTGTTGATGGTAAGGATGGAAGAGATGGAAAAGATGGAATTAATGGGAATGATGGTAAAATAGGACTTACTGGCGTAAAAGGTAAAGATGGAATTGATGGTAAGGATGGTAAGGATGGAGAAAACGGCAAAGACGGTTTAAGTGCTTATGAGATAGCAGTAAAAAACGGCTTTAAAGGAGATGAGCAAAGATGGTTAAGAAGCCTTAAAGGTAAGGATGGAGAAAATGCAGTAAGTGTTTTTGGTGTTGGTGGAGGACGTTCTAGTTCATCTGAATCTTCAATTAATTTAATAACAGGAACTTCTGTTTTTAATTTTGGAAATGAAAGCGATTATATAGTTAATACTATACTAGAACCAACTATAACAACAGCTTTAATAAAATCATTTTCGGTAAATAATATAGAAACAAATGAAACTAGTTTAGATGATTTTTCACTAAATGGAGTAACTTTTAATATAGAAAATATAATAGATAATGTTTCTTTTGATATAAGAGCAAGTTCTATAAATAACGCATCAGGAAATTACACAATTAAATATTTAATAATTATATAAAATGGCTACAAAAGTACAAGGCGGTAATAATACGGCTGGTTTAGCAAACGTAAACGAATCTTATCAATTAATGGTTTCTGGTGAAACTGATGCTGCAACAAAACCGCAAAATGTAGGTGCTGTGAGAGCGTTTTCAGAAAATGATCCTGGTGAAAAAACAGGAGCAGCATATTTAAAATCACAAGAAGTATCTCAAGATTTTAGAAGTCGTGTGGGTGTAGATACAGTATTGTTTAGTGCCACATTTAATGCTACTACTCAAAATACTGGTATATGGAAGCATTCATTTGCTACTATGACGATGACACAATCAGCAGGTTTTTTAAATGTGAATGCCGCTGGTACATCAACTGCATCAGGTAACTATGCTTATTTACAAACATGGAGATACTTCCCTTTAATAGGAACAGCTCCAGTATGTGGTGAACTTACAGGAGCATTTACAATGATGCCGCAAGTTAATGAGGTGTTTTTAGCTGGTTTTGGTGTAGCTACTGGAGCGGCGGAGCCTGTAGATGGTATTTGGTTAGAATTAACTAGCGATGGTTTAAAAGGTTGTATTAGATATAATTCAGGGGTAACCGCAAAGCAAACATTAATAACAGGAGCTAATTTAATTACAGATTTACCTTTAAATTCAAATGCAAAATATACTATTGTTGTGGGAGAAAGAGAAATTGAATATTGGATAGAAGATGTACTTTATGGAGAACAGTTAATACCTACAGGTCAAGGACAAGCATTTCTATCAACTTCATTACCATTATTTATTCAAAAATATAATACTGCTTTAGTTGGTTCATCTCCTAATATGATTGTGAAAGTTGGAGATGTTACAGTAACTTTAATGGATATTGCAACTAATAAAACTTGGGCTTGTCAATTAGCAAGTTCTGGTTTAGGATTACAAACATTAGATGGTGGTACTTATACAAATGGCGCACAACAAATACAGTGGGCTAATACAACTTTACCTACTGCTGCTGCTGCAACTAATACTAATGCTGCATTAGGAGCTTTTTTAGGCGGTATATTTCAAATGAATGCTGCTGCTACTTCTGCAACGGATGTAGTTATATCTAGTTATCAGAATCCATTAGGTAGCGTCAATCAAACTGGTAGAGTAATGCATATTAGAGGTATTAGAGTTGATATTGTAAATGCTGGTGCTGCTAACTCAGCAACAGTTCCTACAACTATTGCTTTAGCTTTAGCTTGGGGTTCAACAGCAGCTTCTTTAGCTACTACAGAATCAGGTTCATTTGTAAATAATACAACTAAAATTCGCAGACCTCAACCATTGGGTGTTATAGGATTACCAATAGCTGCTGTAGTAGGACAACAAGGGACTTCAGTTAGTTTTGATTTTGAAGCACCTATTATTGTTAATCCTGGTGAATTTGTTGGTGTAATGGGTAAAATATTATCTGGTGCTGCAACCGCTTCACAAGTATTACAATTTGTAATTTCTCCTAATTTATATCATGAATAATGCAATTTAACGAAGCTCGTAAAATAGCTACACATTTAAAGAAATTTGAAGCTGAAATAGATTCAATGGTTAATTCTATGGGTGTTATGGCTAAAAATCATTTTACAGCTAACTTTAGAAAGCAAGGTTTTGATGATGAAGGAGTAGAAGCGTGGAAACCTAGAAAGAAACGTGAACGTGCAGGAAGGGCTATATTAGTAAAAAGTGGACGTTTAAGACGTTCTATTAATTTTAGGAAAAAAGGCAAATGGAGTGTTGTTATTGCTACTGATGTACCTTATGCTAGACGACATAATGAAGGTTTAGATAAAATGCCTAAACGTCAATTTATAGGTTATTCAGGTAAATTAAATAGACAGATAATTACATCATTTAATAGTAAAATAAAACGTATATTTGCATAATGTCTAAACTAACTTTATATAACTCATTAAAAACTGATTTAACTGCTATTAGTGGAGTTAAAAAGGTTTTCTTATGGAATAATCAATTAGAGAGAGAGAGCGAAGAAAATGCTTTCTTATATCCTGCAATTGGTATTGAGTTTTTACCTAGTAATTATACAGATAAGGGCAAATTAGCAGTATCTCAACAATATGATTTAACAGTACGTTTACATATTTGTTTTGAATCTTATAAAGATGAAGATACAACTATTTTAACATTAGCAGATACAGTTTGGCAAACAGTACATAATAAACAATACGGTACTTTTGGTAAGTTAT